GATGAAGATGAAGACGAAGATGAAGATGAAGACGAAGATGAATACGACGAAGAAGACGAAGACCATGTTATGTTGAATCTCAAAAGTATTCCAATTCAAGCAGTTGTACTTGAAAAGTGTGAAAACACGTTTGATTCTTTATTGGAAGAAGATGAATTAACAGTAGAAGAATTAGAAAGCGCCATGTTTCAAATCATTGTCATGTTATACACATATCAAAAAGCATTTCAATTTACCCATAATGACTTACATACAAATAATATTATGTATGTAACCACAGACCAAACCCATTTGACATATTGTATTGAAAATAAATTTTTCAAGGTACCAACATTTGGAAAAGTATATAAAATTATTGATTTTGGAAGAGCCATTTACACTTATAAAAATAGTTTGATATGCAGTGATAGTTTTTCCACAAATGGGACTGCCCACACTCAATATAATTTTGGTCCATATTATGATTCCAAAAAGCCAGTGATTGAACCTAATTATAGCTTTGATTTATGCCGCCTTGCATGCAGTATGTTTGATTTTATTTGCGACGATATACAGAACATAAAAAAATATATGGAAACTACGCCGGTATATGATTTAATTTTTTCGTGGTTGTATGATGACAACGGCCGCAACATGTTGTACCGATCCAACGGAACCGATAAATACCCGGGATTCAAATTATACAAAATGATCAGTAAAATCGTGCATCAACACCTTCCTGAAAAACAACTTTCTCACAAATGTTTTAAGAAATACGTCATAGATACCACATGCGCAGACGATTCTTATGTCAACGTTGATGCCATGATCAAAGAGTTTCATTGAATCTCTTTATGGCATTTTAAACATAGCGGAATATATACATCACTATTGGGCAAATACACTTCCTTGTTTTCGCACGTCCGATAACTTAAAATAGAAGAATTGCTGCATGTATTGCAGGTTCCCTGAATCTTTTCAATATGAGAACAATAAGGAATCAATGTCATAGTTTGACCAAATAAATCTTGTTTGAAATCGCCATCCAGACCATATAAATAGACGCACACATCACGTTTTAAGCATTGTATGACGTATTCATACAAATCGGGGAAAAATTGACATTCGTTGATGTATACATGTTGCGCAATAGACGCATCATGAGATTCACATAACGACAACAATGTTTTGACCTTATATACGCCATGTAATGTAGTATTATTATGATTGTTCAATGAAGACATAGAAACACCGTGCTCATGATCACAATAATCAACAACAATTTTCAAAGGACATTTGTTTTTGTGATACATTTCCATCATTTTTGTGGTTTTTCCTGCATACATCGGTCCAATATATATTTCCAAAGACATGTGTGTATTGATAAAAGAATATATTAAATCTTTTCAATTTTTTTGATATTCGTAAAAATGATATCCGTGAGACCAGTTCCGCATCAGAGAATAATCGATCGTGTAATTGTTTTGTTGTGCAATATCTGTTAATGCCAAGTGTATCTGGGTCGTTTGATCAGTTGTGTAGAAGTTATCAGGATTTTCAACAATTCCAACTACTTGCAATAGATCATTTAGTTTATTTTCTTTTACTAAAATAAAATAGTTGGTGTGTTTGTATACGAGACAATGAGAGTAATCTTTGTGTTTATTTTCTGTGCACCATATGATAGATTTCCAAGCTTCATTGATCCGCAAATCCGATAATGGATCTGGATGATCTTTCCATGTTTGAATCCACTGATTCGCATAGGTTTTTACATGACTTTTATCTAAAACAAACAGCTTTTTATGCGAAAATAAGAGACAAAACCCCCATAAGCATTTCATAGTTTATACTATAAAGTATGAAATGAAATTAAAACGTTGGTTCATTCGTAAATACTTGAGTTTTTACATTAAGAGACACAAGTACTTGATCCTTTACTACAAATATCAAATATGATAATATAAATAGCAAAATAGAATCTTTAAACAGGGTCTTTCGTACAAATTGATAATAGTCTTTGTCTTCTTTTTGAAAACGATTGATTAGAGATTTGATGATAAAGTACATGCATGCAATAACAAAGCTAATAAACACATGAGTTTTTAAAATATCCATAATTATACATCAGTGTATATATTTAAAAAAAAGAAACAACGAATTAAAGTTTTATTTCCTCCACGCCTAAATCAATCACATCTTCCATTGGAGCGCTTGGGGGTGTTGGTTCGTCAAATCCAAACGAGTCTAGTTCCACCGGGACGATTTCATCAACAAGTGGTTCCTTTTTTGGTTCAAGATCTTCACCTAAATCCATTTGAATGGTGTCTCCGATGGTCAGTCTTTCTTCTTCTTCTTCTTCGTTTTCGTCTATGTTGTCATCCATGGATTCTGATTCTGGTTCTGGTTTGGCTTCAAAATTGATGGTTTCTTGTGTTTTTTCTTCGTTTACTGGATCGTATTTTTCAACAACATTTTCAAACTCTACGTTTGATGGAGGCATGCTGACTACTGGCTCTGTATTAGTGTCATTTGCGGAAGAATCGCCACCCGTGTTGGAAGATTCTTCAACTTTAGGAGGCACTTCTCGCACATAGCCTTCTTCTTGGGTTTCATCCATATATTGACGAAGCAACGTGTCAATGGGAATGTTGTCACGAATCGTATTCATGATGCACGCTTGTACAATGTTTTCAAATTCACGATTGTTCTTTTGTTGTTCCAACGGAGTCACATCCACTTGAAATAAGTAAATGTTTGAATACAATTTTCGTGCAATATTAATGTATACATGATGCAAAAAGTTTTCAAGAGAAGGAATGTCAATGTCAATCTTCTTTACTTGATTGCTCGTGCGGACACAGCTCAATATTTTTAATTGAATAATGTGCACACATGTCATTAAATCTTCTAAATATGCACACTTTGATGTTTCTTTGATGCGCTCACATTCTTGCGAAATCATGGTTTGATTCCATTTCGGTATACGAGACAAAAAGTTTTGAAATGTCATCAAATACTTTTCAGGTTCTTCATTTTTTTCACAAAGTTCAATAGATTCATTGAAAATAGACCGAAAGCCGTCAATCACATGGCCACATAATATGTTCATGAGACGAATCGACCATTCATTTTTTGAATCGTTCAATAGATTTGAGTTATAATCTTCCATTATTAAGTACTAAAGATTTGAATTTCAGATTTATTACGAAAAACATTCAATATAAATAAAATACACAATTGTTCATTTTTGTATTCATTCCTATATTTTTCAAATAAATAATGGGCTTCGTGAAAGCGTGGATGTTTCTTGAATCGCAGTAATATATCATAGGCGCAAAAATGATGCAAATAAAGTTCTTTTGCCAATGTTGCATAGTATAGCAATGGCTGATTTGTATTAACATAATGATCATACTTTGTCATGAGTTCATTGTATTTTTTGTAACGAAAAGATTCCAAGTCATTGATAATTTTTTTTTGAAAAGGTATGTTTACATACACATGGACAAACCGAGAACATATAGGCGACAATAGCTTTCTTTTATTTTCACATAAAATAACAAAGCGTGTATTATGACTATAGGTTTCAATGTTTCTCCGTAAACTATATTGGGCATCATGTGTCAAGTGTTCAGCATGGCGAAGTAAAACCGTTTTAAAAGATATTTTGTTTGTCTTTTGTACAATTTGCATGGAAAATACCTTAATATTTTGTTTCATGTGCTGTATTCCATTGGTTTGTAAACAATTGATTTCCATCACATATTTTTGATAATCATGATGGTTATCATAGATCAGATGCATAAAGTACTTGCACAACTCTTCTTTTCCATTCATATAGGGTCCATGGAACAATATATTGGGTACATTTTGTTGCACAACCAATTCATCTATTTGACGTTTTTTTGCTTCCATTTGATAAAAATATTTATATGTTTTTATATAATAATGAATGAAGAAGATTGTAAATTTGATAAAATACATCTTGTCTATCAAAAAATAGAAAAACATCAAATACAGTCCATGTTGGAAACCATATACAATACAATTTATTTTTCTACATTTCCATATTTAATTTACAAATCCAATTCATCTTTACATTCACTCCATCAATACAACAGTGGAAATTGTATTGCTTTTGCGGAATGTGTCAAATTATATTTGAAGAAAAATTATAACATTGAAAGTTATATTGTGGGATCTAGTATTTGCTCTCTTTTTAAAGTACCAGGTACCCCAGAAATATGTCACTGTGCTGTGGTAGTACCGTTGAATTTATATGAATTTTATATTGTGGATAGTGCATTATATCTCCTTGAACCGATGTATTGTTCATTGAAAGATAACAAATTAATGCGTGTATATAGCAGCAATTGTTACGAACATGAAAAGTCAGAAATTCAATATCAAGTAACCACATGTGAATCCTGTTTGTTAGATTCAAAATATAACCAAGTGCTACCCGACAAAACATTATGCGTCCACGCCTCATTTACAAATAGTCCTCAGGAAACATGGAATTATTACTTGGCCGAATTGAAAAATCCTGACGCCAATATAGGATATTCTTTTCTGACTCATAAACCAAATCCTTTCATGATGTGCACCAAATACGAAGACAATTTGGTCAAACTCAAATACAAAATTACATACGAAGATGAAAAAATAGTAATTAAAACATATCCTGATAGAAAAGTAATATACGAAGGAAACACTTATGACAACAATGAAGTATTGAAAAAAGTGTTTCAAGAATTACACCCATATTTTGATGATTATATTATTTAAATTGCGCTGTGTAAAGAGTGGGTGTATGGATTTTTTTTGAATGCTTGTAACAAGGAAGAATCAAGACTATCTTTGGCCTTATCTTCAAACGTTTGCGGCATATGCGTAAATTCTCCAAGCATTTCAGTCGGGTGTCGCGGAGGATTCATCTGAGGATTGTAAAAAGGGGTTTGACGATTATTATTGGCCTCTTTGCTCGTTTCTAGAATTTTGACTTTATTGTTAAATAAACTCATATTTCCATGTCCTTTTACATCTGACGCATGCACCCGATTTTCATTGTTGCGTTGGTTGTATTCCGCTTCATAGTTCTTGTTTGCTTTGTTGCTGCTTTGCGCCGGACCCGTTTGATCTTGGTTCATAGAAATACGTTGCGTGTCATTCAATAGCGGTCTTGTATTCATGTATGCGGTGGAATCTTGCTTTTGTACGTTCAAATGTTTCATCGATAATTTTTCTTCGTACATTTCGCGATGGGTCGGATCCACTTGCTCGTTTGGATTATATACCACTGGTTGCTTGTATCCACCATTCAAATAACCACTTGGATTGCTATTTGTACTTGCATTTGTTTTTTTGCTGTGTCTTAATCCATTGACAATGGGCTCCACTACATTTGAAATCATGCCTCCAATATTTCCAAAATAAGACCCATCGGTGGTGGCACGATTGTTTGCAAGCACTGTGTGCGATTCCTTTCCATAATTCAACGAGCTTGTGGGATTGACGCTTGTATTGCTCATGTTAAGAGGTCCCGAAGGTTCTAATTGTTGTTTAATACTATCCATGTATTCTCCTTTAACGTAAGACACATTATCTTGGTTGGAACCACGACCGCCAAAGTATTCTACACTAGTAGAAGGCCGATTTTCTTCTGGCATCATTTGAAACGATTTTTGTGTCGGTTCATACACACCGGCTTGTGATTGAGGAATCATTCCCAAATTGGAGTTGTTTTGATAGGTCGTATCTGGAGATTGTTTCACGATCTTTCCTTGAATGCCACGATTTTGAACTGGTTGGAGCGCTGGTCCAACATGATTATGAAGGGTATATACCATTTTTGGGTTGTTTGTTGCGCGCAAATCATCAACTGTCTTGGGAGCATACATGTCTCGTTGACCCATATAGTTGTTCAAACCCATGTTGGAAGAATCGTTGTAGTTCATGCCAATTCCAGGGGTGTCTCTAATCTCTTCCCATGGTTTGGTGTTGGCATAGCGCTGTGACGGTTGAATACGTTCTTGCATAAAATCATTTTGATTTTGGTTTCCGTATACATTTTGGGTATTGCTGGATGCGCTAAATAAAGGAGCAATTTCTTCCTTCTTGATGTCATATATCCCTCGTCCAGTATAAGTATCTAAAACATTGGAATAATTTTCGTCGTTATTGAAACCATTTGATTTATTTTTGTAAAACACATTCATATTATTGTGATTGATATCGGTCGTTTTCACCCGATTACCGGCAAGAGTCTCAAATTCATTGGCTCCTTTATACTCATCTCTTTTGTTTTCAAGAAAGTATTTATCTTGGGTTTGACTTAAGGTAACTTCATTGTTTATATTATTTTTAGATGCCGAAATGTTTGGATAATAATTTTCATTTTCATTTGCCAAAAGATTTCCTTGATTTTTTAATTCATTCAAGTCGGAGAATCCTTCATCATGATTGTCTTCTTCTTTATCATTACTCATTAAATAAGCAACTCCTACTAACAATACGGGTAATGCAATTTGTGCCATAATAATTCTATTATATATAAGATTTTATATTTTTTTAGAGTTCTTAATGTTATAATAATCTTTTTCCAAAATATTTGTATCTAAATAGGCATGAAAAGGAATTTCTACATTTTCTTGGGGATTTTGGAACAAATAGGCTTGTTCGTAAGTGCATGCGCCTTTCAAGGTCCACGCAGGATGGGATGACCGGGATTCTTTGGTAATATTTTTCTTTACGTTGGTGGGATACATGTATGACTTGATACACTGTTGTTTGACATAATCGTTTTTATCTACATCATCACAATTGACACGACGATCAAGAGTGCGAAGTTCACTTTCAATTTGCACGAGATTTCTGCATAGCGTATTTCCGCTTTTTTGCATTCTTAAATGCGGGTCTTCCAGAAAAATATTTTTATTTGCATTGTTGCCAGGAACATTGAAAATGTATTCATTCATGGCTGTTGTCTCTAGATTAGTTTTTTGAATACGATGAGGATCATCATGAAAACGAGTAAAGGACATATTATATATAAAGATAGATTATATATTATGAAAACCATTTCTTTCGTTTTTATGATGCGAAAAGGGGCATGGAACAAACACGGAATCTTTTAAATGATTCTCAAACACGTCTTTGGTGTAAAAATCTTTGGGAATTGGTTTTTGATGAAAAGCGGGACCTTCTAGATTGGTACTGCGTATGCCTCGCAACGTACTTTCAACGTCAATATGTGATTTTGTGAAATGCGAGGCACTCATTTTGGTGGGTATACTTCCTAAAACAAACATATGGCATGGATTCTTTTGTTCTGAATAGGTTTTATTGATCATATAATGGAGCGCACTTTCATTTGCTTTTTTTTCACACAAATATTCCGGCATGTTATTTCGTAGTTGATTGCTAGACATGTGTATATATACAAGAAAGATTAATTGTGTTGGACGTTTTTATTTTTATATATTTCGCGGGAAGGTAATCCACCACGCACCCACCCTTTGGCAGCAAGTTCTTCAATATGTTTCTTGGGGTCCACCGTGTCATTCTTTAAATCTTTATGGAGCGGGAACTTTTCTAAATCGGAATACGATTTTTCATTCAATTGAGCGGAACTCTTTTTTTCTTTAAACGTGTCTCCAAATTTCAAATTATTTTCAAGACCAACATCCACACTTCCTTTTCCTAAATAAGGAACAGTCAAGTAACTGCGCTCTTGAAGATTGATTCGTGTATTGGCATTGGTGAGCTTCGATTTAAGTAAGTCTGAACTGTCGTCCACGTGAGAACCGTAGGGACCAACTTGCGAAGTGCTTTGCATATTCATGGTGGGGTACTTGGTAGAAAGACTTAGTGCTTTGTTTTCATTTTTCTCACTAAAGTTGGTTAATGTATAAGATGCGTAGGCGTTATTGATAGTTGCTTCTTGTGTATGATTGTATGTATCTTGGCCGATGCGAGATATATTGTTAAACATAAAATCAACGGTTTGGCTCATAATTATTATAATAAAGATATATATTTTTTTCCAATAATTTATATCTTTAATAAACGGTGACTGATTTTTCCGAAGGCAAATCTCCATAGCAATACTTTAAAAAGTCGTTTTGGTCGTTTGGTATAGTAGTGCTTGGATTCATATGAAATTGTCTCATGGAACTCTCAAACTCTATATTATTTCCTACATCTTTGAAAATTTTTCCAATATCTTTGTTGTCTTTGTTATTTTCAAGCACAAAGTTTTTCACATTTTTATTGATGGATTCTTCGTGTGTTTCATCGTATTCTGTTTGAAGAGCGGGTTTATTTACATCATCTTCATAATCCGTTAGCATTACATTATACAACGGATTTTTGGCCGAATACTTTTCTGCATCTTTCGTGAGTTCAGAGTCATCAAATCCTTCTATCTTATTCTTCGTAGAATATAAATACACGATCAATAAAATCAAAATAATACCAAACAAAAGGATTAAATAATTGTTTAATAGAGCAAACCCAAACAAGGAAATATATAATATAAAGCGAGTAGTAGCATTTAATTTTTGCGTAAACGTCATGTGCATGTACGGCCAAAATTCAAGTATTTTGTCTTTTCGGAATAAAATAGAAGGTTCGTTTAACCAAAATAATTCTTCCATTCTTTAATTAATATGTATATAGATTTAATTCTTCTTTTTTTTGCCTTTTTTCTTTTTATTGGACTTGGGTTTGGAAGACTTTTTCATGGGTTCATTTGGATTGCTGTTTGAATCATTCCACACAAATGTATCTTCGTTTACGTTTGTAAATGTACCTAGATTTGCTTGTGTTTCCCGTTCGGCGTTTTTTTTTTTCAATTTCTCTTGCATTCGTTCTTTAGTTTTGGTTTGTTTCATGTTTTGTTGCATTTTATTTGCCATACCTTTAAAGTCAAATTTACCACCGGGATTCATTCCCATAGTACTCATCATTTCCTTGATCCCCGGCATGGTTTCCATTTTCTTCATAATGTCTTGTGCTTCTTCCATTAATTCGCTTTCTTTAATTTCTCCGCTTTTAAATTTCTCTTCCAGGCGACTACCAATACTTTTCACAATGTTCATGATCTTTCCGGGATTTTGAAATAAATTTTTCAAAAAATCTTTTTGATCCTTTTCGTTCATATTATCTGCATCAATGCCAAGTTCGTGTGATGCTTCTTGGGCAATTTCTTTTGCCAAGTTGCCAATCTTTCCATCCATGATGCTGGACAAATGCGACTTCATTTGTTCGGGATCCATGGTATTTTGAAACGGCACTTCTCCCGATGCACCTTCAAACATGGACTCGACGCCACTTAAGTCGCCCATCATATTTTCAAATAAGTTTTCTAAACTAGCATCATTGACGGCGTTGGAATTATCCACATTCATAAAAATATTTTTCATTTCATCCATGGTTTCTTGTATCTTTGCATGTAAGTCATCTTCTTTGATGGCTTCAAATAACATATTGGCATCACCAAAGTCTTTTTTATCTTTCAATTGACCACAAACACTAAAGAGAATCAGTTGAATATATTTCCATATGGTTTTTTTGGAAGACTCGCTTAAAGATTCGTCTTCCATAATAGATTTGAAATCTATACTTGGTAATAAATAACAGTTATCGTTTGTATCAAACAATTCATTATTTTCATATAAAATGAAAAAGAAATTTTCAGGATATAACGCCTTACAATGCTTATAATATGCATCATAATCAATGTGTTCAAAGTTTGCCTTTAATTCAGGATAACTCACAACGAGATCACTTGTAAAATCGTCAATGATTTTTTTAAATTCTTCCATTATGTGTATAGGATAATTTTTTTTATATATAAATTGAATTAATTCATTTAATAAAACAAATACCATTGATGATGGCTAGCACACCCAGTATTTTTTTTAGCGTAATAACATCTTTTTTTAAAGCAACGTCTGCTAAATAAGTGATTATGATTCCAAAACTAGACCAAATGGCATAAGCTACATTTAATTGAAATTTTTCCAGAGCTTTTGGAAACAAATAAAAAGATAACCCATATCCCACATAAATAGGTGCAAACCATAATTTATTTTCATTGACTTTGGGTAAACAAAGTGTACACGCGGTTTCCAAAACAATAGAAGAAGTCAAATAGGCTTCAGGTGATACATGCAAAGCTGGTAGTTTTTTTATCAAAAGCAACATATGTATATTATCATAAAAATATTAAATGATTTACTGATAATACATATAACTCAATTGTGTCATTTGTTGAATACTTTCATATGCTTTTTCTAAGATAATCTTTTCTGTATTGATACACATAGTCTTAAACTCTTGAAAATAGTGTTGCAACGATTTATCCGGTAAAAACGTGCTTCCATGTTCCATAAAGTACTCAAAATTTTCATTCATGATTTTCACGTAATACAATTTTGTGATGGACTCGTACCACGTTTTGATAAACATTTTGATATTGGTTTTTTTTAACATTATATTTTTATTATAAAATGCCATAAAATCTTTATGATGACCCACATGTTTTTTGATTATATTCAAAAGGCCAAAATAAAGTTCAATGAATTTCCGAAACATTTGTTTCTTAACATCAGAAGACATATATTATAGTAGTTTTATTTATTTAAATTTCATTCTGTCTTTGTTGTTGTAATTGTTCCAAGTCAATGGATTTAGAAGATTTTGCCTCTTCTTGAGGGGTATATATTTGTTCGTCTTGTTGATCCACTGAAACGTAATCATACATTTGTTTTGTTCCCCCATTGCCAGAAGCGCTTAATTCATCGTGTGTACTATCCCAGAAGCTAAAATTATCGCTAGACACACCACAACCACCCGTTGTTTGACCCTTGAAGTCAAATGGATTGGGTTCTAAATTAATTTTTTCTCTTTCTTCCCGAATGTTCTTAGAAATGGGTTGAAAGTAATGCATGATTTGATTTCCTTTTAACACTTCATGATTGGGTAAAATACACATAGTTGGTACACTTTGAATCATTGGTGGTAGAGCCATATGGTTGTTTTCTTCTACTACGACGTAGGTGACATTGTCCTTAATATAGCGATTGTCAATGCATATTAAATTAACTTTGTCCATTAATTGTTTGGTATTGAGTTGATTTAGTACATTGGTGCTATGTTTACAATAATGACTAAAAAACACTAAGTGTTTTGTATCAGATTGATTCAAATTTTTCTTATTGGGTATCATTTCTTGATTCGGTATTTGTGAAACAACGTATGAATTGGATTGTTTCATTGCAACATAAAGAGAAAATTATTATTCATAATAAGCGAAAAAATTGAATTAAAATAAACACATATCATATATATATATACAACATGGAAGGGAAAGTCATTCATAACGTAAATGAGATTGGAAATCGTTTGAATTTTACTTTTAAAAATACAGATGTGTCTATTGTTAATGGACTTCGTCGTGTTATTTTATCCAATATTGATACTATTGTATTTCGCGGATTCCCTCATAGCGAAAATCAAATAAATATTACCAAAAACAAGACAAAATTTAATAATGAGTATATGAAACATCGTCTTTCTTGTGTTCCAGTGATGAATTCTGATGCTTCTACTTTTGAGAGTTTTTGTAATTTATATCAAATCAAGATTCAAGAAGAAAATACATCTTTGGAGAAAAAATACGTGACAACCGAGCATATTCAAATTGTGTCCAAAAAAGATGGCACACCCATCAAGAAAGAAGAAACAAGGAAATATTTTCCAAAAGATCCAATTACACAAGACTACATCTTGCTTTGTGTTCTTTATCCAAACTTTAATGCATCACAATCTGAAAATGAGGCAATTGAACTCACGGCCAATTTCAATATTGGAACCGCCGAAGAATCATCATGCTGGAATGTGGTACACCATTGCGCGTACGAAGCCCTTCAAGATGAAGGAAAAGTGGAAGAATTGATGCAACAAATAGAAGATCCGATGAAAAAGAAAGACTTTCAATTGTTAGATGCCCAGCGCCATGTAGTACCAGACGCTTTTATGATGAGTGTGGAAACGCTTGGTATTTATAGTAACAAAATGATTATTCAAAAGGCATGTGACTACATCATCACTCAATTATCGCTTATGGATATGTACTTCAATCCAAAAGGAAAAGCACAACCCATCATGACCAAAGATGAATATTTGGACGCATCCAAAGACGGTACATTATCCAAAGAAACACATGAAATGTTATACGAATCGTATTGTTTTGTGTACAAAGAAGAGCAATTTTATGTATTAGAGCTAAAGCGTGATGATTATACCATTGGAAAAATCATTGAAAATCATTATTTTAAACAATATGAATCATTTGTATCTTACGTGGGGTTCAAAAAAGAACATCCTACTAAAAAAGAAGCTTATATTTATATTAAGTACAAAAAACAAGAAAATTCGTCACAGTTATTGTATGTTCATTTCAACGAATTGATTCAAAAGTTATTGGCACTGTTTAGAAATATTCAAAAAGAATTCATGTAATATAAATAAATAATCCTTTCCATATATAAGATGGAACAAAAGTTATCCTATGGTTCAATCATTCAATTGAAAACCACGATTGATAAATATAAAGATCAATATTTTTTTGTAGATAAAGTCAATGAATCTCATATTGAATTGATTTCAAGTGTTGGTATGAAACAAGAATCTTTATTATTTGATTCTCATTTTCACATGTGGCGAGATCTGGATGGAATGCAAGTAGATGAAATCCTTGTTGTGTTATATCAGACTCAAGGTTACGCAAAATTAAATGATTTGACCCAAGGAAAATACGTCAATGTTGAATTTATTTCGGGTGAAACGATTGAAGGATATATTACCCAACAAGAAAAAGACATGATCGTCATTGACGATGTTTATTATATTGATTTTAAATATTGTGGATTGCTGGACGAGTATCAAATTCAAACCATTGAAGCAAAGGTTCCCCCATTAAAAGAAAAAAAGAAAGACTCTGTATCACAAGAGACAAATGATATACAAGAAGATGTGTATATATTTACATATGATATACAACAACAAATACAAGATTATGTGGACAAAACAAGTAAAAAAGGAAACACGTTTATTATCCAAAATGAAGTAAAAAAGTATTGTCAATTATTGGATGTGAAAGCATCACATAAGCATCCATTGCATCACAATTTTTTATATTTGAATAATGCATTTTTCTATCCAAGTTCCAAAAACATTGACGAGGTGAAATACAGTGACGAGAACATATTTTTACAAGTTCAAGAAAACCATGTTATATTTGAAAGTAATGCTTCAATATTTGAAGATTTTTCACTGACCGACATGTTAAAAACTACACATAACATGGATCAAATGATGATTAAACCTATTAATGATACGCGTGTGTTACGTATTTATCACGAAGAAGATTCTTTTTTACCATTATATCAATTACGCACCATTTCTCAAGACGAGCGAACCAAAAATTTGCATAAAATGCCTGAATGCTATTTTGTAGAAGAGCATATACCTCAAGGCAAAGTATTTGCACCAAGTGGGATTGTGTTTCATGAAAAGCAAAAAATCATGGAAAATCTAAATCTTCAAAAGAGTGAATCTTTATTGTCCAAGGCCGTTCAAAACATACATATTAGAAATAAAACAAACGTCAATATCAAGATGTTTGATCCAGAATCATCTTCTTTGTTTGAACCCAATCAAAAAGTATTTGTACCTTTTCCTAGCTTACATGACAAATGGAATCATGCTATGTATCAATTGCCCTTTACACTGCAAAATATGTACGCCACGATTAAACAACAATTTCACATAAGTGTATATGATTTTGTCCAGTGCTTGGGTATCTTTGACGCAAACCCAGTCCATCAAAAAGACATGTCATGGATTATTCAATATATGCGCAAATATGTGGAACAAATGAAGACGAAGATTCAACAAAAAAATAGGTCTCTTCGCAAGATCAAATATACTTCTTTTGTCAACAACGCCAGCAATGAGTTACAATCGCTGTTATGTGAGCATTATAATATCGTCTCACAAGAATCATCCCACATAGGAGAAATCTTTCAACAGCATTATCGCGACTTTGGTCATGTGTTGATGCATTTTTTGAAGGATCAAAGTCATCAATTACAAATCCCATTTGGAGATGACGATGTCCAAGAAATTGTTGAAAACATGAAGCAAGAGCTCGAAACCAAACAAACCAATGATAAAAGCAATGCCAATCAAATGGCAAAACAACATGTGAAGACTTATCACAATATGCAAGAATTAAATGACGACAGTGGAAAAATCATTTTGAAAGACGTTGAAAATGATGCATTTCAAAATCAAATTCAATATTTACATTCTTTGTTACAAACCCAACATTCGTACACGGAAAGTATAGAAGTATTCAACACGAAATTACAAAAGATATTGGCATCAAAACCTCAGGATTATAACGAAGAATCTATTGGAAAAATGAAAGAAGAGTTGTTTGGATCTATTGCTGATCCTTTACGCACCGATTTGTTTGTTACCTTGCAAAATGAGATTATCAGATTGCAAGTACGTCAAAATGACAAGTGTTTTGTCAAAGATGAAAAAAAGTATTATTTGTATGACGGTACAAATTGGGTAAGTATGGATCAACATCAAGAAAAAATGAAAGCAAAGAAAGTACTGCGATTTAAAAACTCTTCCAACGAATTTGACAATATCAAAACCGACATGTACAATGAGTTTGCACTTCAATTATTACGAGACATTCAAAATGAGAAAATGATTGATTTGGAAAAACGTCAAATGAAACAAATGGCTTTGGATTACAAGCAAGTTCGTGAACATTTAGTGCGTATTAATATACGCAATGTGTATGACATTTTAAAATACAATTTGCACAAGCTTGAAAAGCAATCTACTTTTGATTTACAGTCGTATTTGGGTAAAATTAAGGTGTCACCCAACATTGGTATTATGTATAAAATTCTCGGTGTTGATAATGATTTACATCGCAAGTATACATTAATCAATCAATTTGTTGCATTGTTGACAGAGGATAACCAAGATCCACACTGGTATATGTGTGCTTCCAATCAAACAAAACTTATGCCCAAGTTTTTGCACACTTTGGCGTTGGCATATTTCAACGGCACTCACGAAAGCACTATAAAACAAATATGTATAAAAGAGGGTACTTTGAGTGAAAATGGAGACGCGTGGGTACATAAACACACTGGCATTGTGATTCAACAGATTCAGTTTGATACGAATTATGGGTATGATTCCAACGGATTTAAGATCACATTGGACGCAGTGTTTGAAAAAGAAAACACTTCATTGGATGAAAGTGAAATTATGAAAGAGTCATTGGATGAAATTATGGAAGATAATACATACGAAATAAAAAAAGTATTGGTGTTGAGCCCCAAAGAAAAGGAAGTTTATCATATTACAGCAAGCGTGATGAATCTTTTGGGCATGAAAGTATTTCAAGAACCGGATTATGGCCACATCAAGACGATTTATGAAATATATCAAAAGTCTATCAAACGTGAGAAAAACGTGGAAAATAAAAAAGTCTATTTTATGTATTCTATTATTACTTTTCTATTGACCTACATTCAGTGCCATACCATATTGATCAAAAAGACTTTTCCGGGGTGTATTTCTGATTTTAGTGGATTCCCACTTGATTCCAACAAGAAACATATCAAGGGAATTCAGTTTTTTTCCTGTTTGTTAGAGACATTGTCCAAGAAAAATACAAATCCTCCATATAGTTTGTTTCGCAAGAAAAAGGCAAGTGAAACAGCCGAAGAACTCCTGAAATTTGCAAAGACACATACAATAAAAAACACAAACATTGCGTCTATGATTGAGACAAAACGTCACACCATAATTTTACAAAAAAATAAATTAGTAGCTCCTGACGAAAGCTTGTTAACATTTTCACAATTTAAACCATGTTTGCAATCATTTGTAACAATTCAAGCATTGGAGAAATATCCAGAATATACGAAACAAAAAGGTACATATGCGCATTATGATTACATTCATGATCGTGTTAGTTACGTAAATATGCGTCTTCAAGAATTCCTTCAAGATCAAATTGCTAAAGAAACTCCATTGCTTAAATCACACTCGTTTGAAGAACCGTTTTTAGTCAACTTTTGTTGCAATCAAAGTGAATATATCACAAAACATTTGTGTAAAACGAAAGAATTGGAAAAGGAGTTCAGTGACATTATGAAGCAAAGTGATACTTTATCTTTGCTTATGGACCAAATGGAAGCTCTGTATTTCAATAAACCAACTATAAGATTTGGAAGTGAGCAAATTCCATCAACTACCATCAATGATAATGTGCTGCAATCTGTGGACGAAGAGAATATTTACGCTTTTATGATCAAGTATGGTAACTTTGACAATGATCGCAACATACAAGAGTTTTTAAAACCGATGATACCTAAAAAGCCTAATGTTGATACATATAATAAGAATGATACGATGGAAAAGAAAATACAAAATCTAAAGGATACTGGGTATGTATTTACACAAGAATCTTTGGTGGAAGCACTTTTATTGTATCACAAACAAATGATTTTTCATGAAACAACTACACCATCTCCCCAAGAACAAATGATTTTCATTCAAACATTTGAAGACATGACCACGTATAGTGTGGAAGATTTAGACGCAAAATCTATGGAATATAGAGACAAAGTAATAACGTTTTCAAAGCTAAAAGGATTGTTTGGACCTTATATGGAAAAAATCATTGATTTATTGGATGGATTTGACAAAGATCAAAACAAGGAAAGTATTGTGTCTTTTTTGGAACGCTTAAATGAAGCACTCTTTTGCGTGATTCCGAAAAAAATGTTGAATGGATATTTTGGTACATATAAATCAATTAAAAATAAGCATTGGCATTTAGATCCAATTCATTTTCAAACAATTGAATCTCATTTAAATCAAAACGATCGTTATTTTAAAGATATTACATTACATGAATTTACTACCGAGTTTTTGAATAAAATCATGGCTTCAAGTGGGATATTAGATCACAAAATTGTCCCGTTTCGTATGGTACAACGATTTGCCTTTCACCAATGTGTGTTTTATAAATTGATGCATTATTATTCTATGTGCGACTTAGAAAATGCGCGGGTAGCCAATAAAAAAAATATACATGATATAAACACAAAGCTTTATGAGTATATTATATACTTGAAGAAATATCATTTACCGAGCTATGAAGACTTGGCCCAGCACCACAAACGACTCAAACAAAGTGAAAAGAAAATTAAAACTGATGCATTAAGTAAGAAGAGTAAAGTAGAACGCGAAGTGGAAAAGTACAAAATGAACGCTAAGTTAGGCGAGTGGTCGTATGGATTAAACAAACAAATGCGCATTTATGATGCGGATCATTATCAAGATGAAACACAACGAGCCAATGATGTTAAAGACATGTATTTAAATCAATTTGGAGCTCAAGCTGCACAGGATCTCATCCAATCAGAAGATTCACTACAAGATTTGGATTTAGATTTAGATTTAATGGAAGATGATGAACATGTCAATGAACATGGATCTATTTTAGAAGACTTCGATAATTAGATACACCAGGATTTCTTTTATATCTGAACGTATATATAAAAGAAATGAACATCGACCGATTGTATTTATCCATTACTGTATTTATTTCCTTATACATGATGATTACCATCTTTCAACCCAGTTTCATTTATAATCATCAAATGAAATGCTTACGTCAATTTGGCATCGGGTACAAAAATACCACTATATTGACGTTGTGGTTGGTAAGTATATTATTGGCTATTTTTAGCTACTTTATTGTAATATTTGTGTACGATTTACAAGGAAAGTGGTTTTAAGAACGCAGTTGATTGGTCACGTATTTCTTGAATTCGTCGCGATCTTCTACTTTCTTTTGACAATTATTGTTTAACAATGTATTTTGAGATACTAACAAGGTTAGCATACCTAATAATAATACCCAAATCATTATGGCAACCGTTTTTTTAATGGTCACATATTTTTTCAATGTGTTAATGTGATCTGGTGTTAATTCTGCAACTGTATCTGATCCCGTAATATGTTTCATAAGGTTTATATATGTTTGTGTAATTTTATCATTATCATCAGTGCCTTGAAGACTAATCTCGTTCATCAACACGTCCGGATTTTTCACGAAAGAATCGTACAAGCGAATTTTTGCCTCTGTATCTGGTTTATCTCCAAGATGATCCTTTGATATGAACTTTTCAAGAGAATAACCACACATGTGTACAATCGTTAATCCAAAGGTATTTTCAAAACTTCTTAACCATCCCGGAAAGATAAACAATAAACTCAACCCAAGCACATAAATAAATACATAAGGGAAAACAGTGGCTTGAATTGCTAAAGATGTGTTCATACTATCACAAACCATTTCGTTTTTGGTCAATGATAAATTCCACCCGAGACAGTACACAAAGAAAATAACGCTTATAAAGATGAGAAAAAAGAATGTATTTTGGTACATATCTTCAAAATTCATATCCATCATAATTTTCAAAACACCAATTGATCCAAATATACTCAAAAAGAGCGATAATATGTTTTGACCGAATTGCATGATTAATTAATATATATCACTATAATTTATTTGGAATATAATAGTAAATATGTCTTTACCACGTTTAGTTGAAAGTCATGTAAAAACGGTATTGAATTATAACTTGAATGAATGCCATGAAATCAAAACAAAAGCCATTAATTTTCTGTTTAATATGGGATGCTTACTTGTTCTTTCCATTATTATAGGTCTAATATTATACTATAAATACAAGGGGAGTTGCAATATACATGAAAAGCAAAAACGGGAAAACAAAAAACGGGACTATATTTTATACAATTTGAGAAAGTTTCAAAATATTAAGAACAATTATATGACAAATATATCCTTTGAATAGTATATATGAATTCAAAACATTTAGGAGAACTGAAAACGTTTTTTCGCAAAAATAATAAGGAAATTCGTAAACAACTTGCATTGAAAGGTAATTCACCCAAAAAGATATTAAAGTTGGTGATCAAAGACAATGCATATGCTCTTGTAGATCCAATCACCAAAAATGAAGGAGAAGTTCAATCACGTGTTTCTACATATGATGTGTATGAAGAATTAAGACGTATTGAAGAAGAGCAACATCATCTTTCCCATGATTTACTTCATCGTAAATATGCATTTTTATTTGAATATAAGTCTATGGAAATGTACTTATCTGATTTAGAGTTATACATTGAACCCAAAGAGTTGGAATATCAAGACTTGGAAAAAGAGAAAAAGAAATTTAAACAAATGATTGAACAACGTGAAGCCAAGTATAAAGAGGAACTTGAATCTATAAAAGTTGCGCAAAAAGTTTTTATCACTCAATTGAAAGACATGGGTTCCAGTGTAGACCCGATTGAAAAAAAAGGGCTTATGAAAGAATATATTTTACTACAAAAAGAGTGGTTAAATAAGAGAAATAAACAAGATGAAATCATGGAATATTTAAAAACAGCACTTAAAGTAAGATATAAGACACCTCGTGATCAACCACAAGCCAATGAAGCATTCGAAGAACCACCTGAACCCGTATTTTCTCCAAGCTCTTACTTGACACCTAAACCCAGAAGAAAAGACGAAGATGTTATTGAGCTTCCCCAGGAAGAAGAAAAAGAAGTAAAAGAGGAAACGGAACAACAAGAAGAAAAATAAATAAACCTCTAGTATATAATGTTTTTGAAGTACTTTGATTTTCGTTATTTCTTTATTAGTTTTGCCATTGGAATTTTATACGTTTATTTGACCGATGACTATAAGAAGGTGATAGTCATTTATCCAAATCCCGATAATATTGAAAAATATACGTACTTAGATAAGGCCAACAATTGCTTTCAATATGAACTAGATGAAACAGATTGTGCAGAAGATAGTGTTCACGTAGGTGCATCTTATTAATATATTGTATATGTATATATGCTTCAAATTGAAAAGTTCTTTCGTTCAGAATCCGGAATAAAATTATTTTCAATTCTCCTTGGTTTAGGTGTGTCTGGTTTATTTAAAATGAGTTGTGATAGTAGATCATGTATAGTATATAAAGGGCCTTCATTTGAAAACAAAGAAAAAAAAACCATCAAGTATAATGACAAATGTTATCATGTAAAAGAAAAGATGGTTTCGTGTGATGTTCCAAAAGATACTTTAATTAAGTTATAAACAAAAAAATAAATTCTTTTTTTGTTTATATGGCCGACCAAGATACAACAAACATTAGTGACCTTCCTATAATGCAACCTCCAATTACCAACAACAAAGAAGAAGTACTACAAAATACAACATTAAGTACGCAACAACATCAATTGGATAACCGCGTTGTTGCGCCTCAAAAGCAAGAAACATTAATTCAAAAGCCTGAAAAGAAAAAGGTGACCTTTAAAGAACCATCTAAAAAAGCTGAATCCTTTGTGTTGTCTCTTGAACATAAGATTATCATATTATCAACCTTTTTCTTTTTTGTTTTTATGGACACTCAGTTCAAAAAGTATATTTTAAACATATTGGTACAAATCTTTGGAAGTTTTCTAAAATCGGAACACGGACATATGACCAAAATGGGTATGTTTGTGTATTCTTTGTTTTATGGAAGCATATTATTGACTATTGTAACATGCATTGATATTACGTCGTTTCATTTGGCATTTTAAGTTGCACAATGGGAATGGATATATGCAATTTTTCAATTAATTCTAAATTATTTTTGTAGTCATGAATGTAGTAAATTTTAGAAATGCCTGATTGTATGAGTATTTTTAAACAATGAATGCACGGAAAGTGCGTAATATATGCATGGGCATTTGCACAAACTACACCACGTTTGGCACAATCAATGAT